CAGGTCCTCATCCATGGTCAGTTCATACTCTTTACACACCTTACGCTGATCTTCCTCACGCACACAGTCATTGAATACCAATGACATAGCAGCAGAACGAATAGATTGTGGGTCCATGCCTACACAGAGGAGAAACTTTTCAAAAAGCTTGAAATATTGCTTACAGTTAAGATCTGCTGCTGGTGCAGTGATGAGATAATGCTCTTCTGGTAGAAAATCATCATCAGTCCAGGAGGATGATCCATAGGTGGGGGTGAAGGTTGCATCAAACTTAAATTGTACGGTTGCATCATATGTCATCGGGTTTCACCAAAGAAAAGGAACCATCTTTGTTATCAATCCATTGTAGCACATCACCTTCCTTCCATCCAAGTTTTTCAAGGAATCCCTCAGGAAATGTGAGCACTCCATCATCATCAACCGTCAGTGTAGTTTTCATTCAAACACAGGATAAACTTTATTGAAGAAACGCTCTCTCATCTTCTTGAGCAAGCGCGGGTCATTACCATAATAACCCATATTCATATAGACACAATCAAGGTATCTCAAATCTTCACGATCAGAGTCAACTGTAGTGAGATCGCAATAACTTAGAATTTCATATGGCACTTCAGTTTTCTGATGTGTGATGTGGTCTTCAATAATAAATGGAACAGTCATTACTCTTCAATTTCAGCCTGAACACAGATAGTATTGGAAAAATCAAGGGGACGACAAACCAAAATTAAATCTCTATTGGTTGTTTTGAATAACCCAAGCAATCCTATTGTAACAAGCACAGTTTGTGATAATACAACATAAAGAACCAATCGCTCTTTATGTTCACGGAATGGAGCATTAATTTTGTCACTCCATTTCCAATAGCGTTCCCAAAAGTTTTTCATAAGTGGAGATCAAAGTTGTGTTTTTATTCTGAGATGAGTTTTTTATTATTTTTTCTGGTTTTAATATATTCTAGTTCACCCCAGTTTTCTGGATAACAAAGTACACAACAGTGAGTTTTTTTATGAAAGTGAACAAGATCGTCTGGTTTATCCTTTACACTAATTTCAATTGTAATGTATGATTTATCGGCAAAATACACCCAACCTTCGGTGACTTTGCCTAATGAATCTGTCCATTTTACATAGTCATCAACTTTGGGGTAATAAGTCATACAAAGGCTGCCTCCAGAGGATTAAGGTTAAGCGGCATAGCCGTATAGGGGCGAGTATTATCTATGTCTACCGTATCTCCCTGCTTGGAGGAGTTAATAGGGGATTGATAACATTTTGTTTTTGTGTTGTAAAAACCCCAGATACTTCTAACAGGAGCACCCCCATTATAATCAAATTTGGTATGATTGCGAATCCATATAGAAACCACATTCTTTTTGAACTCTTTGACTTCGTAGGAGTATCCTTTAGGGGGTTGATGGGGGAAATCATGGGGCAGTTCTAACTGGATTGTCATCTGAACACATTGATTCATAATCTGGATACATTGTAGACGCAATATAACAGGCAAGATCCCTAGTTGGTGCAGCTACATAAAGTTCTACATTGTAGAAGTAAATGTCATCTCCTGGAGTATCTTGCATCGGAAGTTCTAGTTCAATCTTCCACACATTACCCTTTTTGAGATGTTGATCCCAAGAAACAACTATATCAGGTTTCATGTAGTAAACTCCTCTACAATTCCAGATTTAATATCTTCAGCAAGGGCAAGTGTAGTAGATTTTAGAATGTTTTCGCGGAGATTCGCATAGTATTGTTGATTGTATCCGTCATCATTTTCAGTAATAATGTCAAAACATTCATCATCATTTTCAGCAACTACATTCCACAGACCGCCATATTCGGACTGAGGAAATGGAATGAAATGCTCAACGATGTAGAGAAACTTTTGTGCCATTGGTGAGTTTGAATTACAAGGATAGTTTATATAAATTAAGGCAAAATGTCAATAGTCTTCCCAGAAATCATCCCAGTCTTTTTTTGCTGCGTTGGTAACATTTGGTTTTGAAGCTTCTAGGTGTTTAATATATTCTCTTCCCTTGGTGAGGAACTTTTTATGATAGTGAATCCAATCATAGATTGATTCATAAAGGTCTGCGAAAAATTCATCGGTGCTAATTTCTTCATCAGCAAAGTATTCTGCGACCACATCATCCAAGCGATCTTTCATTTGTTCCCGATAGGTTTTAGATGCCATTTGCTTTCTTGTGTTGTTTAATAAAGTTTCGAGCAGAAGTTTCATTCCGACAGGTTTTAAGTTGCTGTCCCTTGTGAATGATTACTAATTGAGTTGTGCTACCCATAAGAGGAACAGCAGCATATAAGTTTGGATCAGTCCAACTCTTTCCAACTATGAATCCAGATGTAATGTACTTTGGATTGAGGATGTTTGGTTGTGGTGGTTGTTTCAAAGTTTTGTCTTCTCCCCCATCAATTTACCATAGATTTTAGCATAAAACATTTGAATAGATTTGTCACCCGTGCCCTTAATTTCTCTTTTTACAAGTTCCATAAGGGCATCAAGCTCTTCCTTTTGCCAATCTGGTGGAAAATTGCCATAGTGTTCTGTGACTTTCATACTAGGAACTTCTTTTCATATTCTAGAAGGTCAGAAGGTGCGGGGATGATGTTGTCATCATATTCTACAGCATTTTTCCAACTAGATCCTCTTTTCTGATACAGTTTGATACCCAGGTGCTGATACTTGAGATTAGTTGGAACGTGAACTTTGTAGTCAATTCCATCATTCTCAGTCAGCATACTCAGCCGCCTGTTCTCATCTTTGGTGACAGTAATCAGTGAGCAAGACAACCAAAACAAGTTCTCAAAGATGTCATAATCATCCAGATACTTGTCTGGGTTATCCATAATCATCCGACCAATGAATTGAGGGGACAAACAATGGTCTTTTGTGCGTTCAGATGGATTATTCAGTGCTTCTTCACTTATCAATCCAGTATGATTGGAAGTGCCACAATCAAAAACACCAATATAATACAATCGTGTGATGGGTCGAAAGAAATCAGGATCTCCCCAGTTCTCTACATTTGCTCGCATTGAGTTAAATGTAGTCTGACAATATGCTTTCCAGTCTTTAGACTTTTTCATTGAGTGAGTGATCGTAATTCTAAGACGATTTAGAAGCTACAGTTGCCCTCAGCGGCGAATCTCAGAGATGGCAGGTTCGCCCTTTTGAAAGACGACATCTACAACTGCCTGAACTTTACGGGCAGTAGAGATACCAACGCTGTCATAAGTGGGGACACAAACCAATCCAAAGGTCTTAGACTTGTCACCCAGTCGAATAACACGACCGATGGACTGACTGATACCGATGTAGTCCATATTCCGCATAAAGATGACTGCTTCCAGTCCGTTGACGTTGATGCCTTCGGACAGAATGGAGTGGTGAAGAACAACAAACTTCTTGCTGCTATCCTTACCCCAAGCATTTAGAGTGTCAAAGAATTGCTCCCGATTGACCTTCTTACCATCAATAATTGCACCAGTCTTGGATGTAATCGTCATCCAAGAATAGCCGCGGTCAGCAAGTTGAACGCAGAAGTCAGATTGAGAAATAAGATTGACAATCTGCTTGGTTGTGCGAGCACAAATCAGAGTTTTGTCGATGTTGTTGTCATCAATCGTTTCGATTAGATTGTCAGCATCCTCAGCACACATAACCTTACGACCTTTAATCATAGGCAAAGACTTGACTACAACCTTAGGAGGAAGAATGTAACCACCCTCAACAAGTTCAGGAGCAGGAACATTGCACAGCACCTGGCCATAAACATCTCCCCAGTTCATTCCTGGTTTCGATGGAGTAAGAGAATGTTTCGGAGTCGCAGTAAAGAAATAAGCACGATCAGCAGCAGAACTGAAGTGCTCAGTAGCAGGAAAGAAGTTGCGCTTAACACTATTGTGTGCCTCATCAAAGTAAATGTTATTCACCTCAATGTCTGCTTGCTGAATACGCTCAAGCGAATTGTAGGTGGTGAAGATGATAACATTCTCACCAACCGAGCGGGCAGTATTGGCAAACAGGTGAATCTGTTCGGGTTTGGTAGAAGAATAGTGGTGTGTCTCACCACTATGAACGTGCATTACATGAGTGTAGGTAGTATTAAGAATCTCCAGAAACTCAGAGCACAGTTGTTCTGCCAGCAGAATACGCGGAGCAACAACAACAGAAGTTGTGCCGACAGGGATAGCGTGTTGATGGATAAGATCCTGAATCATACAGATAGTCTTGCCGCCACCAGTAGGGACAATAATCTGTCCCTTATCATAAGACAGCATACGATCAGTAATGCGCTGCTGATGTGGGCGAAGAGCAATCATCAAGGTCCGTTTCAATATGGCTAATATACAGAAAAACACCACCCCAGTCAAGGGATGGTGTGCAGCTCAACCTCCGTCCACCTGGCATCCAACCATACTACCTCCGACAATACCTAAAGGAATTGCCCACCAGCGACCATCTCCTCTACTCAAAGCAGCGCCAGCTCCACCACCTAAGATACCACCAAGAATAGAACCTTCGATACAAGAATTATCATCAACTTTTTCTGTACTTTGATGATGATTTTCTGCTGGTGGAGTGTATCTATATCTACTTCCACAAGGGATTCTTTCTTTCTTAACTATAACAGATCCCCTAAAATATGTTCCATATTCATTATAGAATCCTGGTTTATATCTTTCTACATTTCTGTAGCAATACTCTTCATAGTGTACATTTCTTTGACCTCTGATACCACCAGCAAATACTGGAGTTTGGATCATAAATGGGACTAGAAGTAAAGCAAGTTTTTTCATTTGAATGAAGCGGTGACACCGATTACTTTGGCATTAGGATTGCGGGCGAGAGCAACTTCTCTTGCTTCTTGATAGTCTTTGGCATAGACTTCTTCAGTAAAGACTTTACCAGCAACATAAAGTTTAACTTCGCACTTCATAGTTATGTGTGATTTGAAGCCAATATAAAACCCCTTGCTGTATTTGGCAAGGGGTAGTGGTCAGCTCTCTAATTGTCTTGCTTGCCGAACTAGATATTCAGCAAATTCTTCCATTCTATCAGGATGTATTGCCCTAATACCTGCTTGCTCTACAGCAATCTTCATAGATTCGATGTGTTGATCTTGAATTTTACGTTCTTTGGGCAGAGTCATAGAGCAATCTCCTGAATGTAATGACATACTAACATCTGATGTCAGAAATAGTTAGGAACTTAATAATTTCTTCGGGATTGCTTAATTGTTCTTATTAAAGGTCTTTCGACACTTTTTAACTTCTTTGAGTTCTTCTTTAATCATTTGATATGCCTCCTCAGGTGTAATCCTTCGGGACATTTCCATAGCAATAGTGAACTCAACTCTTGTTCCAAAGTGTTTAAGAGCTTCCTCAAAACAGTTTAGTTCCTCATACATCAGTAAAGATTCTCCTCTTGATCAGTTTCGATGACCAAATCTGAAGTAGGATAAGCAACACAAGTGAGCACGAATCCCTCTCCAATTTGGTCATCATCCAAGAAAGATTGATCAGACTGGTCTACAGTACCGCTCACAATTTTACCAGCACAGGATGAGCAAGCACCAGCACGGCAAGAGTAGTTAAGGTCAACACCTGCCTCTTCAGCTGCATCCAAAATGTATTGATCGTCTTCAACTTGAATTACATTTTCAGTGCCATCAGCGTTGCGAAGGGTAACAGAATAGGTCATTTGTCTCCTAAAGAATAGTTTTGTAACGCATTGTTGCGTTCTGA